AAGATAACCTCCTGCTCCTCCTCCGCCAGCAACATCAGTTCCGCCACCACCGCCTCCAGCTACTGAAAGATAAGTAGCATCATAAGTTTCAACAGTTTGGTTCATAGGTAGATAGAAACCATTAGTGCCGTATGTACCTGTGTATTTTTTAGGTTTCCATACACCAGTTGTTGTATCTGTTTCACCGAAGTCTGATGGTGTTAATGCTTGTCCGTCTACTAAGTTGACTTCTGTTAAATAGCCGTCAAAGTATTTATTTATTGTTCCATTAGAGTACCTTCTAGCACCAGTAACATGGGTATTTGTTGAATTAACAAAAGTATTATAATTTAAACTTGGGTACGTTGCAGAAGAAAATGATGTTATTTGCTCACCATTAACATAAAGTTTTACTCTATTAGTTGATGTTGCTTGTGTAGTATCTATTGCTACTACGATATGATACCAAGCAGAAGGGTCACGAAATAAACCAGTAGTAGTTAATGAAATAGTAGCTGTTGTTACTTGTTCATATATAAATATAGCATTAGCTGAAAATGTAATTTCTGTTCTATTAGTAGGTGTAACTCCGTCAACACCAAACAAACAATAATAAGAAGAATCTGCTACATTACCTCTTTTAACCCAAGCACTCCAAGTCCATGTTTTAAGATTACCTGCACTAGCAGGAGTTCTTTCTAGATAAGCAGAAGCAGACTCACGAAAGCGTACACTATCGGTAAGGTCATAAACACCGCCTAGTTGTGGGATAGCATTACTGTTTTGGAGCAGGCTCATTTAGCGCCTTAGCTATAACTTGCACTAACAGTTACATAAGCATTAGTGCCGTTATCAAAATAAGATACAAGATAAACACCAGCAGTTGATATAGTAGTTAAATCTGTTGCAGTAATTTTAGTTGTTGCTGCTGCTGTAATAGCATGACCTCCAGAGTTGTCTAGTAGGACATAGCCTGATTGACCTGATGTATGATTAGTAAAGGTAAGTGTACCTGTGCCAGTAGGAGTGCATGAGAAGTTATTAGTTGTGTTCTGGTCAAATGATAAATCATTATCCGTTGTGACTGTACCTCTAAAGGGAGCAGTTAATGTATCTGCTACGTCTGCTTTTAAAGTATCAGCATCATAACCTTGTACTGTAACACCAATGTCAGCATCAACAACAATCGTTGCATCGTATGCTTGTACTGTTGAACCAATATCAGAATCAACCACTACATTAGAACCACCGTTTTGAAGTGTGCCAGTAAAGTTAGCAGTTACATCATCATACTTAGCTGTGTCTGCATCATATGCTTGAACAGTAGAGCCGATGTCACCCGTAGTTAAAAAGCCAGAGCTTGATATAGCTGTGACTTGCCATGTTGATCCGTTATAAATTCTTGTTTCATTAGAGCTAGTATTAAAGTACCAATCACCCGCAGTTACAGGATCACCATTGCCGTCAACTGTTGGATCAGAAGATAAAGCACCTAAGTAGAAAGCATCAATACTTTCAGCAGCCGTTTGTGCAGCTGTCGCACTTGTGGCCGCAGCACTCGCTGATGTTGCAGCATTAGTCGCTGCCGTACTTGCAGTTGATGCAGAACTCGCAGCATTGGTTTCACTTGTCGCAGCATTAGTCGCTGATGTACTTGCATTACTTGCTTGTGTGGTTGCTGTCGTTGCGGCACTAGAAGCAGTTGACGCAGAACTTGCAGCATTAGTTTCAGATGTAGCTGCATTCGTTGCAGAAGTTGATGCTTCACTTGCTTTCGTTGTTGCTGTTGATGCAGAAGCAGCAGCTGAAGTTGCTGAAGTAGATGCGTTACTTTCAGAAGTCGCTGCATTGGTTGCTGATGTGGATGCCTCAGACGCTTTTGTTGTTGCCGTTGTTGCTGATGTTGCAGCATTACTTTCACTTGTTGCTGCATTGGATTCTGAGGTAGCAGCAGCACTTGCACTAGATGCAGCCGCAGTTGCAGAGGCAGAAGCACTTGCTGCATCAACTAATAAATCCCATTTAGCTGAATCTGTGTTTGTAGATATTGGTTGTGAACCTGATGAGGTGTGTGCTGTATTACATAAATAAATATTGTTATTGCTTGTGTCTTTAACTAAGTCACGTTTATTATAAACTGTAGATGCTGCCCAATTACCACGGTTGTCACCAATCTGTTCACCAATAACTGGATCACCATTAGCATCAAATGCAAGTGTCTTGTTAGCACGCACAGTATTAATAGGCAATACCATATTAACTGTAGTAGGGTCAGTATTAGGCGCACGCATAGATCGATCAGCTTGCTCTTGGACTTGTTGAACAAATATGGTTTGACTATCAAACTCATCGTTTAATGAGGTAGCAAAGAGTGGCCCACCTGTGGTAAAGTCTGTGGTTCTTTGAATTGTTCTATCACCCACAATGGTAATACGATCAGAAGCAGTAGGTGTACTAGGAACATTGGTGCCTACGACAATCGTTACAGAACCTGTACCATCACCAGAGATTGATACAGTATAGTCTGTAGTAAGTGTCAGCTCAGTCGTATTAAAGTATACGGCAATGTCAGTTTGAGCCAATACTTCAAATGCAAATGAGTATGGACCTACACCTGATGAGCCTGTGTATACTATACGTCTAGTGGTTGATGAGATGTCTATAGCCATAGTGTCAATCCTATCATAATTTTAGTCAAAAATCTATCGTTAATTAAACACATCGGGAGCAGAGCTATCGCCCGGAAGCCACCAATATTCTTTAAATTCTTTAGCATCTCTACGTATGCCAGCCTGTAATTTTTTTGCATATGATGGATCATTCCATAACAAAACCTTTTCCCATACCATGCGACGCAACATAAGATTAATCATCCAGTTACTTTGATAAGGTAAATTCCTAATAACCTCGCTTAATATTCTAGTACCAGCTTTACTTGGCTCACCTTCGACAACATCTTTAGCGGAACCAAACAAGGCATAACCTATAGTATCTAATGATCCAATAACAGGACCAGCAACATAACCAGATAAACCTTGACGATAATCAGCAAATCCCATAGCCACATCAAACAATGGACCGAAACCTCCTGATCTAACAAGTGCATTACCCCAGAAACGACGAGCTGCTTCTGAATCTTCTAATGGATTCATTTCCATTGGTGTACGTCCTTTCGTAATTTCCATTAACTGAACACCTAAAGCTCCCATTAAAGTCATATACACAACAGTATCAGCAATAGCTAACAACTTTTTATGTCCTAACGTAGACTCGCCAGCTTCTTTCCATGCTCTCTCTAAATGGTTATGATAGAAAGCCATAGGCCATGATTTAAACATAGCAAAGGATCTTGTAATTTCACCGGGAATCTCACCGGGTCTAGTGGTACCAGCAAGCTTGGCTCTTTCTTTTAAGTTTACAGTTGGAACACCAACTTCAACTTCTGCAAATATCATACGTGTATATTTGTCTGCAAGCTTTCTAGCTTCACCCATTTTGAGATTAGGTATATTTGCAATATCTTCTCCACGTAAATAAGCTACATCTCTGCCAGCAAATTGCTTAGTAAATGCTTTTGCTTTACGTATGGTATTCCAGTCTTGTTCTGTAATATCATAACGACCTAATGCAACTTTCATTTGAGCTGATAAGTCAGCATAAGATTTAGATTGCACATCAGCCCATCCACTCATTAACATCATACCAGACCAACGACGTCCAGATGCTGTGATATGTGTGAGGCCATTTAATCTTAATGATGAGTCTGTAATAAACTGAAAGAATGGTGACGCATTGTCTTCGTGCAAATAGCGAGCTAATGCAGAAGAAGTACCATCCATCATATGTTCATTGAGCAATCCAAGTTCAGCTGCAAGCTTTTCTCTTTCACCCGGAGCCAACCTCATAATCTCGTTAAGATACCCACGTATCGCTTTCATTTGACTCATACCATTATATTTAGCCATCTTACGTACAGTCATCATATCAGTAGGCGCAGCAATAAGTGTTGTAGATCCTAAACGTGTTGCCATAATAAGCGAATTAAAGTTGCGCATAACTTTACTAAATTGCGGTCTAACTGATTCTGGTATGCCTTTATGTAGTTGCCACATGTCATCAAACAGCTGTGCTGATTTTTTAGCTCTAATAATAGATTTAGTATCACCTGTAGCTTGAACATCTTTATCAGCAATTTGTTGTATCTTGAGTTTTAAAAACTGTACAGTAGACTCTGGATTGCCACCTAAGATTTGTAATGAAGCGATGTCTTTAGACATGCTGCGCAAATGATTCATCATCATGTCATAAGGATTAGAATCACTAAATTTATTATGATAGGCTAGCCATGACTCCCCACTCTGGAATCGTAATACTCTTTGTTCTTGATGACGTTTGGCAATAGATCTGCCTGTACTAAATGTAGTAGCAGTAATAGCATCTAATTTATTACGTCCCTCTTGTGTAATAGATTCATATACTTTGTTGAGTACATCATCTAATTGCTTATCATCTAATGGTAGCCCTGTAACTCGATCCACCATCTCATCTCTAGATAGTAATGGTTTAACAAACTTTTTCCATGTATCTAAACCAGCAGCAATAATTTTGCCAGCATGATGATGTTGAGGTAATGCCCATACTTTAATGTCACCCGGAATAGCACCGCCAGCTTGATTATATAATAGACGTGAATGCTCTGATGCTTCTTGGTAAGCTTTAGCTAATGCAGCTGCCTCAGCATTTTTGGTTACACCCGGGTTATATAATTCTTTTACAACGAGAGGAATAAAGTCTTCATTTGAACGGGTACCTAATAAAGCGCCCTTTTTAAACTTAACAATAAACTCATTGAGCGGAGCAATCAACTGAGACATGACAGCTTTTTCTTGATACGCCAATCGCTTGTTAGCAATGTCAATAAGAGCTTCGTATGGATCCTTAGAATTTTGTAAGTAATCTTCTAGCTCAATCTTAGCCAACATTGTTTGTAGCTTAAGGCGTTTGTTCTGTAGAATATTTCCTTCTAATACAACTAGTGTTTTGTAAGAAGCATCTTCAATAGCAGATGCTGGATCTTTAATTTGATTGTCAATAGCTTTGTAGTATTCATTAAATAGCTCTATTGCATCTTCTTCAAACTTTTTATCTACCCCCGCATTAACTAAACATTGTCTAATATCTTGCATTATTTTTTCGCGCACGCCTCCAGTATTTCAAGCTTAGCATCGTCATCTGCAATATCAGCTAAAGCTTGTCGCATTGTAATAGGATTGCCGTCTGCATCAAAATCAATCACTCTAGCAGCCATGGCGTCATCATCAGCAAGTCTACCTTGTATAATATCAAATGCATTATCTACATCTGTTTTAATTTGTTTAGATAGCTGACCTTCAGCATAAGCCATTAACTCTCTGTTACGCTGTCTAAACTGTTCTCCGAACTTATTAATTTGCGCTGTAGCGTTGCTTTCAGCGACGCGACCAGAGTTGTAGATGCTGTCGAAGCGGCCCTCATCAAATCCTGATCTGAGAGATTCAATGGTTGATCTAACTGCATTGTCTGCTTCGCCTCCATTTGAGATTGCTTGGGCGCCTCTGGTGATAATGTTTGAGATTTCTCCAGCTTCATTGCCTTTCTTTTTGAGGACTTCGATAATTTTTTCATTAGTCTCTATACTCCTTAAATTTGCTTGTTTATCTTTCCTACGTTTAAGTTTGTTAGTTTCTTTCTTTAAATCTTTAAGAACGCGGTCAATAATTAACTTTCTTTCTGGTTCTACAAATAATGATTTAATACCAATATCTGCATCTACCATATCATAATCAACCAATGCTTTACTTTCAACCGCATCAATCACCATACGTTCAATATCATCAACATCCGTTATGCCTGATTTAATAATCATATCCATCATAGCTAATTGTTCTTGTGGATCTACAATATGTTTACCTACAACCATACCAATTTCTTCTGATAACAGTCCTCTTTTTAATGCAACTAATGGACGAGGACCTAAGTTCATAATAGCCTTGTAATGCTTAATGAGTGGATCAAATGTAGAAAGTGCAGTAACCATATCTGGATACTTTTCAAGTATCTTCATATCATACGGTTTAATGGTGCCATCATAATAGTTACGAATGCGGCCAGCCATCTCAGCCATTTCTTTAGTAAATCCATCAGTCTCTTTAATAACGTATCCGTATATTTTTTTCTGACCAGCTTTAGCCGCATCAGCCACGCGTTGATTCCCATCAATAATGATACGCTTACCAGCAGTATCTTCAAAAATTAAAATATGCCCAGATTTAATAGGGTCAAATTCAGTTGCACTTGCTTTGACCTTTGCTTTTAAGTCAGCTAACTCAAACTCATCCACTAATGTATTTTGTTTTTCTAATGCATAAATATCATCAATCTTAATTTGCACGTTTTGTTGTGGCATATTATTTGCATCATTGCGTAAAATAGCTGACAATGTTTTTTGCACTAATCGATTATGTTTGATATTGCCAGAATCATCTTTAATATAATTATCATCTTCTAAAATCTTATCAGCTGAATCTTTGTTGTTAGCTTGCTCTGTTTCTTTAAATGGTTTGTAATCTACATTTTTTTCATTAGCAGCAATCTCTCTAAACAATTCTATTGCATCTAATTCCTCTTTTGGAGTTAATGCTCTGCCAGCTCGATTACTAATAGCGTTAAGCCATTGGCGCACAGGAATACTGGTTACACCAACCAAGGCAGCAGTGCCAGCTGTAATGTATCCAGCATCTTGTGCAAACTCAGATAAAGTATAAGGTTCACCTAATACCTGTTGTTTCCATGCATTGACTTGAGGATAGTCTAATGCCTCAACACCAACGTTAATTGCAGATGCTTCTGCAACCTTTCTTAAAAAGCCAGCACCTCTACTGTAACCAATAAGTAATGATACTGCATCAGCTGGATCTGTCATATAAGATGTCATGCTACCTAAGAAGTCACCAAAGACACCTTTGCCTGATTGTTTTAAAGCAGTTTTTTCATATTTTTCTCTATAGTCACGAGCAACATCACGAGACATTTCTTGCAAATTTTCATGCAAGATTTGTGGTGAAGTAAAGTTAATCATAGCTGGATTAACAGCTTTTAACTTTTCAGCAGCAGACTCACTGTTTTGAGCATAATCCCATATACGTTTAGATACCAATGATCGGCCAGTATATGTATTGCCTTGCTCATCTAAATAAAATTTAGGATCACCTATCCAAGTCATAAGTTCATCACGAGTCATACCAGAGTCATCCATAATAACTTCATAGATAGGCTCAATGACTTCTCTAAACATTTGCTGTTCACTACCAGCATTTTCTATAGATTTGGTGCTGTTGTAAGACGCAACAAAGTTTTCACCAAAAGTTGAATACTCTCCAGCTACAACAGATTCTTGTAATGCAAAGTTAGTAGGATCCGGGTCGCTTAAAAATCTCATTCTTTAGTGGCCTTTTTTGCACGCTCTTGAATCCTTTTAATTTGCTGCACTTTGTATGGTACCTTTTCTTCTTTGCCTTGTAATTCTTCTTGTTTGCGTTTAGCATATTCGTCTTGACGTCTCATACCCGCTTCTTCTAAACCACGGCCTGTACCATAACGTACCGGCTCATCAAGAGGTCCAGCATATTGCAATGTTTCCCAATGCTGGCGTAATATGTCTAAATCAACTTTAATCTCATTGCCATTTACATCTTTAAATGGAACGCCATTTTCATTAACTAAGGCATAAGCATCACCCCAATTAATTAAGCTAGCACCATTCAAATCTTCTTCACTGTAATTAAATATTTCGTTACCTTTGTATCCTTCAATGGTTGATAATGTTTTGTCTGGATTATTAATAAAGGCTTTAGCAAATGCTTCTACTGGAAGATCCTGAATATATTCCTCTACTTGATCAGTTTTATATTGACCATCTAATATAACTAATCGACCATTAACTTCACCAACGCCACCATAACGTACACCATCAGAAGATACAAACCCACCTGTTACAGCAAACAAAGCTTGACGTACATCATTGTCTTGTATAGTTTCTAAATTACCGCCATTACCAATATAATAAGCTTCTGCTGCTGCTAAGATACGTTCTGCATCTGCACCATGAACATTAACTAATCCACTCACAAGTTTAACAGCAGAGTCTGAACTTCTAATTTTGTTAGTAATATTAATCTTGTTAAGTTTTTTCTGGCTTTCACCATTAACCATTGTACGTAATGTTGCCGCCATATCTGGAGTGCCTTCCATGGCTAATACGCCCATATGCGCAAAGACTGGATTTTTATCAGCAATTTGATTAAACACTGCATCTGCATCATCACCAAAAATAGAGACAATTTGTGTGGCTAGATTAATTTGCCCAAGGTTGGTGGTTCCATCTGGATTTGTTAGTGTTTGTACTAACTCATCTTTTTGAGCTTTTGTTAATAATGGACCACCTTTTTTATAATCAGGTGATGATTTAACTTTAGCAATTTGATCTTCAAAGTTAGCAAGCAATACTGTCCCTGTTTCTGGATCATATTCAATAGCGCCATATTCAGCATCATTTCTACTTAATATATAATCAACACTATCTTTTGTTTTAGCTGTTTCAGCTTTACTTACAAATGTTTCTGCAATGCCAATTAACACTTCATTATCGCCTCTTTGTTTCATTTTGGCGACGTGTTGTTTCATTTGGTTAATATCCATACCACGCATTTTGGTTGCAATATTAAAGGTTGCTTTGGTGAGTTCTACATCTGCTTGAGCAGCTACATTATTGTTTCCAGAAATAGTGTCTGCTTGTGTTTTATAATTCTCAATATTGTCAAGTAATCTTTCTGGGTTAGCACCATCATTAATAAGCGCATCACGAATACTTTTGCCATTTTTAGTAACGCTAGTTAATGCAGCATTGTTAGCATTGTCAATACGATTAAAGTCAGCAGCAACGTAATCTTCTAATGCATCTTTTTGTATGGGTGTAAATTGATCATATATGCCACTGTATGCACCTAATTCACTTTTAGCAGCGGCATCTAAAAACTCATCCTTAGAGCCATACATTGTTTGAAACTGTCTAGACATATGACGATACAATGCGCGCGTAAACTCATTTTCAACTTCATTTTGCAAGGTAGCAGCACGACTACTATTTTTAAATAGCTTTTTAGCTGATTCTTTATCATTAAGGTATTTTTGCAATACTATTTCTGGAGCTAATCCAGAATCTAAATCAATTTCAAACTGACGTAAAAGACCTTTATATGATTCATCAGATATAAGGTCTTGTCTTAATTGTTCTTGTTTTTTAAGCTCAGTCAGGGACTTTCTATAATAACTACTACCATTTGTAATACTTTTTAAATAAAAGCTATTAGCTTCTGCTGGATCTATTTGGCCAATAACATTTTGCCATGCCTTAATAGGAGCTTCTATAGCTTGTTGTATATCATCATGACCTGTAAGCTCACCATTTTCAACACGAACTAATACATTATCGAAATGCTTATACGATTCATTAGTTAGTTCTGCTGATGCTTGTTGTGCATATAGTTTTGTAACAGCATCATTCCAAACCATACCACCATTTAATGCAGCCTCAATAGGATTAATCCCATCATCTTTAGCAGCATTTAATTGTTCAATAGTTAATGGGTTAGCTACAGTGTATTCTTGAGCTTGTTTAACCACAGCACGTTCTGCCTCTGCTCGAGCAAACTTACCAATGGTGTCTAAAGCACCTTGTATGCTTTCTGAGCGTTTTGCATAAGCACTATACTGAGGCGTTTGTAACTGAGGTACATCCGTCATCAATGGTGCTTGTTTTTCGTACTGTGGAAGCTTAGCCATTATGCAGTTCCTTTCCAGTAGGCTGTAGATCCATACCTAGGGGTGCCTGATCCAGACATACCATAGCTTGGTAATTTTGTGCTACCACCCGGCATCAATTGATATGTGGAATAAGCTGTATTAGCTAATGCACTTAATGCATTAAAATTAGATGCACTCTTAGCATATTGACCAGCTTGTTCAAACATAGCGGCTTGCACTTCGCCAAATGATCTTCTTTCTTTTGCAGTGCGCTGTAATTCTTGCACATCTTTTCCAGCATATTCCTCACTTACTGTTTGCATTAATAATGCTGATCCAGAAAAACCAGACACACCCCCAGAAAATCCTTGAGCTACAGCAGCTGCATTAATTTGTTTTAATTTACGTAATCTATTATTTGCTTCAATTTCTGCATTAACAGCTGCTCTTTCAGACTCTGCTCTTGCTTGGGCTGATTTAATTTCAGCTTCTGACTCAGCAGCTGCGCCTTGTTGCATTGCTTGAAATGCACTCATAACGCCAGTAACGGCATTAATCCCCGTCATAATATTAGCTAATGTTAATTCAAACCCCATAATTATCTTCCTTGATAAACTGATACTTTATATTCTAACCCAAGTAACGTAAGTTTCAATGGCGCAGATTGTGTAATTGTAATCTGTCCATCATTACTATATCCGAGTATTCCATGCAATGACTTAGTCCCTGTAAATTTAGGAACAGGCGATCCTAATGCCCCTACGCCTAATGATCGTATAGGGACTAAATTATCATTAATGACAATATTTTGTGTTTCAAATAATAGTGCATTTACTTCTAATACGCGCTTTCTAAAACCAATACGAGTTCCCGCTTGTGCTTTAACATTTAGTGGTAATGTTTTAATTTCTATATCAATAGGTAATCCAACTTCAGATGATGTGGTTGGCGGATTAACAAACGTTACAGCACTATCTGCTGTTTGATCTAATTCAACGTAACCATCAGAAATTACATTGACAGTTGCCCCATCAATGTGTGACATATCTAGACTAGTTGCTGTTGTCCCTTGTTTGGCACAATCTGTTAAATAAGCATTATCAAACACTTCTACATAATATTTATCAACGCCATTATCATCCCGTTTAACAACTGTATAAATATCTGTAATATCAACGCCAACATCAATATAAGTGCCTACGGTTGTAAACTCAGATGGCGCAATAACATTTTGTAATCTCATTAAAGAAAATGCTGCAATACTGCCATCATCTTCATTAACAATTAATAATAAATCGTTTTCATCAGTCGCTACTGCTCTACGCAAATCCATACGTTTAGGCGATTTTAATAAATGTCCAGCCAGCAATGAAATTTTAGAAGTAATATAAGTAAGTTGTGTATCAGAATATGCAATCTCTGATAATGCCTTGCCTTGTCTTTGAATAAATAAAACACCAGATTCTAGCTGTTTAACCCTCATACCTTCTCTAGCACCATTACGTGATGTAGATGATAAAAAGAAACTAGCTGGCGTAATAGGTGTTAATCCTTCTTGCGGAACATAAAACTCACCGCCCGTAGTAAACACTTGCAAATCACGGCCACTAATAATATCAACGATAGAATTAAAAGTGTTAGTATCAAGGGTAGCTTCAACAGCATCATCATCTAATCCTTCTACAGCTTCAAAATCAAAATATAGTCCTACCTTAGATCCCCATATGGTCGATGGTCTAGATTTAGATCCACCAAAAAATAAACGTCCTTGATGGAATGTTACTGATTGTGGCCAACCTCTACTAGCTGACCATACATTTTCATAGCCTGTTTCTAACTCCCAATCACCATTTGCTACAGCAGATGTATCAAAAAATGGAAATTCTGTAACAACATTAACTGATGTCCCACTATTATATTTAACAATTTTTGCTCGCCCTTGAGGATCAGCATTAATATATTGACCAACATGACCGCTAGTAAATACGCTTGATGATGCAGTAATTGTAATCTTACCTGACACATCACTAGGAGTAATGGTTCCAGCTGGATTAGTAGTAGTTAATGTATATGCATATTTTGGGATAGAATCAAATGTGATATTAGATATGGTCCATGAACTATCAGAAGCGCCACGCACAATTTTAACAGGTTGAAAATCCTCATCTACAATAATAAGCGTATCAGCAGACTGTGTCCAACACATATGATCTAAATGCGTACTAGTGATGCTATAACCTGTAGTATCTAAATAATCATTGCCAGAGCTATTAATATTGGTAATTAATTGTTTATTTTTGTACACATACATTCTGTTGGTTGTAAAACATAACATATAGCTATCATCAACAGAAAATTCAAATGTCACTAAACGAACACCATCAGCTGGAGTGCCACCTAATTCATTAATAAATTTACTACCGGGTCTGCGCTTAACACCACCTTGTGGTTGGCAAATAACATTCTTGGCTGTTTCTAAAGCATTATCATAGGCTTTTAAGTCAACGCGTGAACGCGCTAACGGATCTAGCTCGCCTGTTGTAAAGTTAGTTTGTACTTCTACAAATCGAGCCATTAGTACCTCACATCAATAAGCGAGAAGTCTTGTATTGCGTTGGTTGGTTGTCCTTGAGAATCTATGGTCATTGCAGTCCTCATATAACCGCCACGCCCGTTTTCACCCGGAGTGCCTTCTGCAATAGTACGCCAATAATCTGTTTTTTCTGTTTGATCTGTAATAGGGTTAGCTAAATGCCATGTCATCTCATAACGTAATAATTGTACAAAGAAATGCGGCATGGCATATTCAGGTACTGTATATTGATAATCAATATATACTTTTTCATAATTAGTTAATATCTTATCGCCCTGAATTTTATAATCACGTCTTGGGTGAGCATAAGTTGAACTAGTATCATAAACCGCTCTTGGTCTTGCAATCATGTCTGATGGCAATTGATATTCGTATTTGTATTCGTTTACAGGTGTTGTAATAAGTCTTGAAAGTTGTACTTTCTTAAATGAAAAAGACCATGGAAAGCTTGCTAGTGTTTTAATCTTTACATCTGGGTAAAGTCGGTCGCATATGCTAGCTTCATCCGTTCCTTCTGTAAAAGATGAGATAGGGTTTGCACCTAGTAATAATAGTGCATCAGAACATATTTTAATATCGGTATCACCAGTTGCCATTCATAATCTCCAAATGTGCAAATAGGCGGGAGCCTAAACTCCCACCCTTTGCATTTACTACTTAGTCAGCGTCAGCGACTGATAGTGCTGTACCATCAGATACGTCAACAACGCCAGAAGCATTAGAAAGTACAGTAACTAATGAAGATGTAGGAACAGAAGCGTCCCATACATGAATTAAGTCACCTACTTTTAATACAGTAGAAGCGTCATTAAAGTAACCTGAAGTATTGATGTCAGCAAGAGCATCAGTACCCGGCGCTGTATAGCTCCACATCTGAGGAGCATTACCAGCTTTAGATTGACCACCGATAGGCTGGAGGTTGTCTTTTGAGTAAGCCATTATAATATCTCCTTATTAAGATTCACGACATGTGAGTTCAATGATACCCTCGTTGTCGATAGCAACAGCTGTAGCAGAAAGAATTGTATTCACAAGGAATGAAGTCTTTTCTGGAACATAGTTGATCTCTGTACGAGGAGCGATACCTTCAGCATAGCCAATTGCATCTTTATGGAATGCAAATAATTGACGGTCAAGAGAACCATCAACAGATAGGCCACCTTCAGTTCTGTCGCCAAGTACGTGGAATTTAAAGCCTAAGAAAGTATTAAGCTCACCAGATACTAAAGCACGAACTGTGTTGTAATCAGCAGATGTTACAGCTGTTTCTGAAAGTAATGCAGCTAAAGAGTTAGCATGGATAACCATATGACGATCCATTGGAGGAACGTTATTTTTATCCATAAGTTTTTTAGTTTCACGTAGTTTAGCTACGTTTAAGTTTGTATCAGTACCACCAATGTCATTAGACACGGTGTATGATGTAGATGCAGCATCTAATGCATCAAGAATAAGTTGATCTTGACGACGACCAATAGCGTTAGCAAGAACTTGTACTAACTCTTGTCTTTCATCAAAATTAACTTTTTGTTGCATAAAGATGTCGCTGTATTCAGCTGCGTTCCAATCTTCGAGCGTAGCTGTAACTTGTGAGAAGCTTACATTAAGTGGAGTAACGTCAGTTTGTGGCACACGAAGTGTCGCTGAACCTTTACCTACTTTAGGAAACTTCACAACTTCCCCTTCAACGCCGCGTCTCATACGAGTAGCACCAACTAATTGTGATTTAGCTTGGTACGCCTGTTTAACTTCGGCATCAAAGAGTGTAACAAAAGCATTAGATAAACCAATAGCCATGTTATTCTCCTTATAGAAATTAATAAAAAATTAATCGCTGTGGTATGCCAGAGAATCTGGGCCGGTGCTTGCTATTTACGATAGCCATTCGACAAGGTTACTTGCGTTAAGGGTTGTGAATACAATAAGCCTTACCCGTGAATATAGCACAGATAAGGCTTTATTGCAATGTTCCTAGTTAAAGTTTTGAGAGAACGCTCGTTCTACTTTTTGACGGTAAGCTGGATCATCTTTGTATCGTGGATCCGCTACCATAGCATATAAGTCTTCTTTAGATGGTGCGCCTTCTACAGGTGTTGTTTCTATAGGTAGACGGCCCTCATAAGATGATCTAAGTTTTTCTAATGCAGCAAGACCTTTGGCAGTCCCACCCATTACTTTAAATTCATCAAAATCATCTTTGGACCACACGCCTTTATTAACTAACCCCGAAGCCCACTTAACCATGCCGTTAATTCTAGCATCAGCATTGGGTCCCAAAGCTTTGCGTTCTTCTGCCAGATTAGTTTCAAATGCAGCGTTTGACTCTTGATTCATTTCAACCACTTGGCTTACTAAAGCATCTAATGCGGCTTGGCTTACGCCATACTCGCCAGCCCAGTTAAGAACATGTTGCCTGATAGGATCATCTTCAGATGTGCCACCAAACGCAGACATATCATACTTACCGTCAGCGGGTGCTTTATGTTTGCCTTGTGATATTTGTTTACGTAAATCAGTCCATGATTTTGCTATTGCTTCTAAATCTGGTTCTGATTCTTCTGATTTCCAGAAATTCTCAGGCCACCATTCTGGTCGCTCGAGTGGTTCATCGTCTTGCTGTGCTGCTAATTCAGCTGGATCACGATGATCTATTTCTACTGCTTGTGGATTTTCTGAGCTGGCTTCCTCATTTTCGACTGTTGCTGAATCGAGTAGGCCAGTTTCAGGAGTTGCTTCTTCTTGAACACTAGGCTCGATTGTTTCTTCGCTCATTATAATTTCCTTGCTCTAATTAACCTCGCTTCTAAATCTCGAATTATACTATTCTGTCCTTCACGGTAGTAAGCATAGCTTGAGTCGCTCCCCGGCAAGGCAACAGGTTGCTCTAATACAGTATCTCTTAACCACTGCATTAGTTTTTGTCCATCTTTATCGCCTAGAACCTTAAGTGCTAAACGATCTGTATCATCTCTTTGTTGCTGTACATCTCTAACATCAAGCGGCAGCGCTTGATCTAAATCATCCCATCCAGCCATAAATTATCCTTGTTGTTGTGTCATAGCTTCAGCAACTTGTGCTGCTGCTGCTGGATTTTGAGCAGCGGCTTGTTCCATTTGTTTTGCCATTTGTTGCTGCATCATCATACGTTCCATTTGTGTTGTTAATATAGATTGAGGCACACCTAATTGTGCTGCAATAAAGTCCATCATTGCTGGGACTTTAAGCGTAGTCATTGCTTCTGGTCCAGCTTGTGCTGCAATTTGAGCATAGTTCATTACTTTTTCAACTTCTTCCATAGCTTGTGCTTGTGCAAGTGGAGCTGATGCTTGTATTCTAACTTCAAGCCCATTAACTTTTAATGGTAAATCAATCATACCGCGGTCATCCATAACATTTAAAATTTTAGTTACCAATGGAATCATTGTCTCATTAATCAGTCGACCAAATGCAGATCCAAGATTTTGTGATAATTCTTTCATGCGCTCAACAACCTCTGTCGCACTCCTAGCACTCATATTATCAGGTGGTAAGCTTTCGTCAAGCAATATACGTTTAATATTTTGACGAAGATCATTCATAATAATATTAGATACATTAAAGTCACCACTTCTTGGTAAGGGTCTAAGCGATTCACCTTGTGGTCCGCCATTACGCGCCACAGGAATAATAGCTCCCGGCATAATCTTTACTGTGTTAGGATTCAGTACACCATCATCGGCTGCTGTATAAACACCACTAATAGCAAGAGATGCATTTTTAAGTACCAACTCTAATGTTTTATTAAGCGTTTTAACATCTGGTAATGCAGTAATCAATGGTCCTCGACCATAAATCTCACCCGCTACTTTAGAATAACGAGATACAATCCATGGGCTAACACGCATTCTTCGGTACACTAATTCCTGTTTTGATTGTTTATGAATAACATGGTAACAATAATCACCGCGCTTTTGATCCATAATCGTTGCTTCAACTAACTCTACATCGTCTGTTGGCTTTTGATCAATCTTATCTTGCAATTCTTTTGGAATTTTAGCATCAGGCCATTGTTTCTGAATAACCTCCCCTTTAAGTCGAATACGTCTATATACATTATCTACTTGACCATCTGCGCCTTCTTCAAATGCAACCAAGTATTGTGGTACTGGAATAAAGTTAATAGGATTAACATCATCTCCCGGTTGCACCATCATGACTGCGGTACCTACACAAAGGTCTAATAAAAACTCACCAATAGCAATATCAAAGTTAGATTGCTTAAGTGCTGCAAACATTTTTTCAGCATATACATCTAAGGCAAGTTGTGCTTCTTGTCTTCTATCCATTGGTATTTCAGATCCGGGTTCCAACCTACACCATTTACGTTGTGGAGGGAAAATACCTGATTGCATTCTGTTAGCAAAACGTTGTGTAGAATTAATGGCCGTTGAATCAAATACACGATTCATTTTTTTATTGCCACCTACTTTGCCTTCGTAATGACCATCATATAAATTGCGCTGAGGTAAAGCAAACTCATAAGCTTCCTCGTAAAGATTTCTAAAATCTTCTTTCTTAACTAACGCAAGCTCATGTCTTTTTAAAACATCTTCTGCTTTTAATCTCATCATTGCTACCATAATTATCCCTTTTTATGTTTGGCTGCAAAACTAGCAGCAGCTTCTTTACTACCAAATCCCCATGCTTGGAGTGCTTTTTTTAATCGTGTTGGTCTGCCCTTCTCATCTTTTAATGGACCTGACATGCCAGAAAAACGAGCAGCAAAAGATACACGACGACCATCAGTACCAGACTTTTGCGGTGCTTTAAGGTCTCCACCTTCCTTGTTTTCAAAGTATTTACGCCCAGCTTCATTAAGACCTCCGTTAGGATTCTGATATTTTTTAGCGACCATTATTCGTACCACTCTAATTCTAAAGTTGCATATTGTGATGCACCGCTCACATTTGTTAATCTAACTAAATAATTTGTTAATGGTGACAATATATATTCTAATGAACCGCCTTCACCACCACTCGCTTTTTTCTTAATACCACCCGGCAATAATTCAGCAAATACTTCTGTGCCTGTAGCTGATACGGTTGGATCAAGCAATGCTGCTGTGCTACTTGTTTTACTACTTGTTCTATTTCGTTTAACGGCTGTCTTGCTTGTACCACCTGTAGCTGTTGCACCTTCAAATAAATAAAGTTCAGCATCACCGCCACAAATAGCACCAATGGTCATGTGCATTGACACGCCAGACGCAGAAGCAATGACAAAATCAATTGAGTCAGTATCAACTAATGGCGTTCCATTTTTTCTATTCTCATAAAGAAAATAAGCATTACCTTCATGCAACCTATGATGATTAACATCTACCGTAATGAGTGGTCGTTCACTACCAGTGACATGCTGGTCATTATTCTCATCAGCTTGTGTTAGCGTCACAAATCTTGACTTAGTATTATCTGATTCTCTTTTTACACTCAATACCATTAGAAACTAATCTCCAATCCAACACCTCTAGAATCAATACCTTTATGGTGACCTTTGCCCCAATCAACATAATGGCCAGCGCCTTGAATTAATAAATCTACTTTATTTTCTATTATAGGTTGTCTGTATTGAATACCGCCGCCAATAGCTGTCACACTTTTATTTGATGAGCCACCAAAATTATATTCAAGCGATCCGCCTGTAAATTTTTTTAATACAGCATTAATTTGATTATCAGTTATTATTTCATCGCCCACTAAATGCTCCCATAATTTGATCATCAGTTAATGCTTGCTGGCGATTATAATTAATTAACTCTTTTTGTTGTCCAAATTTTTTAATAGCTACACTAAAATCTGTTGTGCGCTTAGGTGTTTGCTTATGCCATTTTGAATCAAACACTTCTTGAGATGCCTCGTTATATTTTCCTGTACTTAAATATTCCCAAGTTTTTTTATGCACCGTATGCCAATTTTCGCCTAACTGAAAATTAACAGACACTAATGCATCTATTAACTCTGGCGTAGCGCCATCAATTGATTTGGCTTGTTGTTGAGCTGCTTTTTTTGCCCACGTTAAATCTTCATGCAACCATTGATCAACAACTTGTTTTGGAATTTGTGTACCTTTAGGGTACATTTTTTGTTCTTCTAGGGTTAATAAATGGCCAACGCCACCCGTCAACTTATCTAAGCTATCAAGGTAACTTACATATTTAACCCCTTCTCTTTCTTTTAAATGCTCAATTAAATTTGCCATAATTGGGTGCGTTGTAAAGATTAATAGGAGGAATAGTAATCTCATGCCAGTCAATCATTTTTTCTTAGGAAACCCCGCTTTCATCATAGCGTAAGCTTTTTCAGAAATAGTTGATTTAGACTTAGGACGACTAATCCCTTTTTTTTTGCGTTCGTTTATGTTGTGATATAAGCCTTGTGATTTCATTTTTTGGCTTGTCCTGACTCAGACATAGCAATGGCAACTGCTTGTTTACGGCTAGTTACTTTAGCGTCAGAGCCTGATTTTAGTTTACCAGACTTATACTCTTTCATAACTTTATGAACTTTCTTTTGCATTTTATTCATCATATTTTTAATTCCTCACCCAACATATTTGATATTAATCCTAACCCTTGTTCACCTAATGCTGGTAATTTTGTAGCTTCTGGACCCATACCCGGAGCAACTGCTTTAGCAACCAAACCACCCCTTGCTCTTTTAATTCTACGTGATGCAGCTCTTAATTCTCCTGTTTGTCTTCCAGTTTCTTCTTTAACTGTTTTAAGTTCTTTTGTAGACAGTGCTTTAATTTTTTCTAGCACTTGTGGATTACGTCCGCCACCGGGTCTATTTAAATATTCATAAAAACTATAACCTGTATTTTGTGCGCGACCAGCTAATTGTGTTGCAAGATCAATTTGACTTTGCCAAAATGATTCTGGTTGAGGAGTGCCGCGCCCACCAGCTTGTTCAATCAGCCATTCATTGTAATTTTTTGTGCTACGTACATCACCACGAATTGCATAAGTTGTTTTAGAGTATGGAGATACCTCAGATGCTGATGTTGTACCACTACCATAAGGATATTTAAGTCCAACACCTCGATCAATGTATGGATCAACCATACCCCAGTTGCCTAAATCTAAAGCAAGTCCACGTTTGAGTGCTTGCTCGTATGTATAGGCAGCCATATTATGCTCCTAGTTTTTCTTCTTCAACACCGATCTCTGGTGTTAAACGTGTAGTTGCTAATAATGATCTTGCGCCACCACGCATTCTTGCTCTTTTTTTAGCTGCCATTTCTTCTTGTAAGTCACGTTTTTCTTGTTGTGCTTCTAAACGCATTCTTTCAGTTTCTTGACGTTGTTGTTCAATTTGCGCTAATGCAGCTGAATTATCTGGTTTTGGTGCGCTAAACATTCCACCCATTACTTTCTCCTCATGATATATGTGTCTTCTTTAGTTACGCTATAATTTTTCATTAACCCTTCAGCTTCGAATCCTAAAGTGTTGGCCCAAGCTACAGCGCGCTTATCTTTGGATACTACCGTAATTTGTATGCGATGTAAATTAAATAATATCTCACAGATATCAAAGAATATTAAAGCGCCCTTGGTCATAGCTATTGGATATCGTCTAGCTGTCTCATGAAATATAGACCACACCTCACCAACCCCAGACCAAAGTATCCCACAACCAAAAATAGCGACAGGCTCGTTATGTAAAAGCGCAGTAATAGTCGGACCAGCAAGAGACTGTGTATTAAGACGGTATTTTCTATTTTGTTCCGTAAGCGATGAAAGCCCATAAATATCTGTTCCTTTAAAATGATCTGCATGATTAGGATGATAATTAGTATAATATACACCCTTGACACTAGGCATATATTTATCTAAATAGTTCTGATCAATTAAATATATCGAAGTCACTATTAGCTACGGTAGGTGCAATTAATGTGCTAGCTGCTAATGGACTCTTGGTCATGCGCTTATGTTCCCCGCCACCTAAAAGTAAATAGCCAAATGCATCACCAATGTGCGAATGTTCGTTTTTGTTTGGGCTGTCTTTAAATCGTTCTTGTCCGGCACCTACACTAATACGTTTGAAATGGTACCCGCCAGATAATGATTTACGTAAGCGTTTGCATTTTGGATTAATTAATAATCCGGGTTTACCCATAATCAATCTTTGCATAGGTGCAGCGGCTGCTTCACGTCTGACTTTAAAATTGTTAGACGCTGTAGGTTGTGCGCGTAATCCAATGGTTCTTAGGTAATCAAATGCAGTCACTTCGTAAATAGCATCACGTGCCATACCCGCTGGGTCACCCCATACCATGACTTGAGCTTTAGGATACTTAGCATTAATCTCTGCAAGTAGCTGTTGACCAAAACGTTCAAGGCCCATATCTTCAGTGACAATCTCATCAAAAATAATCCATCGACCATTGTTAAGTCGTTGACCAATTGCAGCTGCTGGCGTTAAACCAAAGTCAAGACCAATATGTAATGGTTGTGCTGGATCGTATTCAGCATCAGGACTTGACATTAAGTGATCATCATACTCAGGCCATACAGGTTTACCTTCTTGTACATAAGTAAACTTACCTTCTGCATAGCAGCGAACCCAGTCTAAGTTCTTACCACCTAACATCTGTGAGTAGTAACCGCTGGGTAAGTTCCTTACATTCTCAGCTTTAGGATTGAGTTTCCACCAACGACCACTTGCAAAGCTATGATCATTGGCTTCTGGGTTTTCAGGTAAATCTTCTGGGCTGACTTCCATGACACCACCCGGTTGTTGAAAGAAGTCCCACCCGTACTTACCCGTAATCTTTTCTTTTTGACTTAATCGGAACCACCAATGGTCATCATCCATTGGGTTCGTGTCCATCCAGACTCCGTGCCAAGTAGGCCCTCCATCTTTCTTAGTTGGATAACGACCGACACGATGGGTGAGTCCGTCAATGACGGCTTTGGGCAACTCCCTTGCCTCGTTCACCCATGCGCCAGTCAGCTCTAAGGATAAAAGTTTCCTCACATCCTTTGGCTGATCCAATGCTAAGAATATCACTTCACAATCGATGCCCGCAGCATCACCGCGGGAAGGGAGGCGAATGTGATGAGTGATCGGAGGAGTATATAGCATTGGCCCAAACGTATTCTCAGGAAAGAGTTCTTGCCAAGTTTTAATCGTTGTTGTCTTGAGTTCTGGATAAGAGTTACGTACAATAACAAAGCGAGTGTAACGTATGCCATCGACAGGGGATGGCTTTTGCCTAACGGCACGCATCATAATCTCAGCAGCACAGGCGTAAGATTTGCCTGAGCCTACTGGCCCCATCAATCCACGAACAAATTTATTGCTTTGTAAAAAGTTATAGACAACAGGACTGGTACTAAAATCTAAATCAATACCAGGGCCAGCAATCTGTTTCTTGCTACGCTCTTTATTATTGCTCATTTAATCTCCACAGTAACATGGTATTGCTTCTTCATCTTGATCAAACATGTCTTGTTGATTAATAGCAAATTCTTTTAAAGCTTTATAATTAGGTCTATCTAATCTAAAATTATCATGTTTTGTTTCTACTTCAATCCACCAATCAGCACGACTTGGTTTTTCTTTTATTAAACTTACAATTTGATGGGTAGGTTTCAAAAAACAAAGATCACAATTTCCATGCATGGTTTTACCATTCATATTTGGTAATCCTAGATCAAACTCATGGTTAGTCCAAAATTCACCAACATCATGTTTTGTTATACCAGCAACATATAAAGGAACTCTGCTTTTGTCTACTTTGGCAGCACGTCTTGGTTCATCAGCTCTTATACCCATCCAGTCCATATTCTCATTATGTTGCCATCCAATAGATTTTATATATTTATCTATTGCGCGTACTTTTAAATGACCAGTACATGCTCTTGATACTGGGGTTGGTATTGCCTTTGTAGATTGTATGTAAGCTAGAAATGGCTCACCATTGCGAGATGCACTTTCAAAGTCAACTACTTTAAACCTGTGACTTGGTTCTTCATGCCATACATATTCTAACCATACGATCGGAACATTCCATTTCGTTTCACAATCATGAACAAACTGTAATGTAGCTTCCTCTTCTTTTCCTGTATTTGCAAAACAAACAATGGCTTCATCTGGTAATCCATTATTAGATTGTAGAATACGCCATAGCATATAAGCAGAAGTCCTACCGCCACTAAAAGATATGACAGTTGGCTCTATAATTTTAAACGGATCAAACATAATATTGTCCTATGATTAATACAGCTATGACTAAAACAACAACGCCATAAAAAATAAACGCAAATTTTTTATCTTGTTTATTGCTCATCGTCGTCTATATCAGGATGCTTGGCATTAATTAATTGTCGAAGACGTTGATTATCTTGCCATAGCTCATCTATGATTTTCATAACACGTGTGTTATTCATATTAGCCATAGCAAACTCCTCGCGCAACAATTCAATCTCTGCTTTGATTTCCATGGTCTTTCCTCCATTGTTTCCAAAGTTGTAATGTGTGTATTGCTTTATCTATGTCTTCATCACCATTACCCTTACGGTCTACTCGTACAATGTACTTAATAGCCGTATGTTGCATGGGGTTTAATCCGTTTACCATAGAAAATTCCATCGGCTGGATCTTCATTTGTGCATAGTGATTACCACCCACTTGGGTGTCTTTAGGATTCGTCATTATCAATTATCTCAGGTGCTTTAACATTAATTCCAATCACGGACGGTTTATCTGATTCATCAGGATTATCTAATAGTCCACTTGCTTTTGCTAACAATCTTAGTGTTTGTACTTTGTCCCAAAACTCTATTGCTATCATACCATCTCTATCTATCTTGATTGACTTAATACTTTGCAATGCGTGTTCTGGAATATCTTTACTTGCTTTGACTTGCACATTGCCTTCATGGTCCCATTCCATAACATCTGTAATTTTTGTGTTAGCCATACAAAGAAGGCTGTAC